GTTCCAATACCAACTTCCCAGTTAGAACCAAACTGATCTGCAATGCAGTAATATGTTGTGTTGCCGTTGCCAACAACTGAAAAAGGTTGAAACCCAATGCTTGAACCTAGTAATGTAGCTATTCCTGTGCCTGTAACAATAGTTGTTTCTTTGACACGGTCATTTAATGCTAGAGCCATTATAATTCCTTAAGTTATTTGAAACACGCCATTTACCGAATCAAGTACGATCTGCACTGTTTCAGAAGCTGAAATAAGTTGGCTTGAGCCATAATCCCAACAGCCTATTGGCACGTTTAAAGTTGAGTTATAAAGAATGGCATAGCGATAAGTAAATCCTGCGCCTGATGCTGTCCAAATGGCAGGACTATTAAGTACAAGTTTAAATATTCCACCTAATTGAGATGATGATGTTGTGGTGCAAGTATTACCACCAGCTGTATAGCCTCCAGCAGTAACTAAGTCTGTTGTTCCTGCTACAAATGTTGTATCAGAAATGTTGATAGTATTTGCTAATGCTACCTTCCAAACATCTGTTCCTGCATTTGTGCCTTCTACCAGTGACTCAACTCCAGCAGTATATTTTGTGTAAACCGATATAGCCATTATAATTCCTTACATCAATAATAAGTCAGCTTCTAATTGCCTTCTTTTAACTAAACCATTAAGAATAGTTCCATTACTCTTATTCCATTTCTTGATCTCTGTTGATGCAGAAACCCAGTTACCTTTATCAACCATTAGTTTTAATGTTGATTTATTGTAATTCGTTATGCCTAGATTATAAACAAAATCTGCTATTGCAGCTTGTTTCTCCATGTTAGCAGTTGATAGTATTGGTGAAGACTTAATCGCTTCATTAAAAGCCTGTAATGCGGTTTTAATTATATCTTCATCAGCTTGTTGCTGTGTCCATACCATTCCTTCTTTAATGCCTTTAGTTTGTCCATAACCAATAGTCCATATTCCTGCTGGGCATTTATAAGATTTTAATTTGCAACCTTCACTATCTTTAATTAGCTTGATTAATATCTCTAATGCGCTCATTAATTCTTGCTCGTTAAATATACAATAAAAGCAAAAATAGCTGAAACACTAAACACTACTCCGCCAAAAAATCCCTTGTTGTTATGAGTAGTTTTTTGAAGTTCATCTAATATTAAAAATATTCTATCAGATCGTCTACGTGATTCCTCACGGTCATGATGTATGTCATTAAGCAATGCTTCTATTTGCTGTTCTACTTTGGCAACTCTACAATTAATGTCAGACATATAAGAACTCATGAAGTTAATGTAATATTAACAATAGTACCAGGTGATACATTAGTGTATGCAGTTACACTTTGAGCTGTTACTAATCCTGTTGTTAATGTAACTGTTCCTAATTTCAAACTAGCAGACAATAAAGCATTAGTAGCTTGCGCCAATGTCATACCAATTAATAATGGTGTAACTATTTGAGGCTTTCCCAATCCTTTTAAACTTAGTCTTCCTTCATCTGGATTTTTACTTCCAGCCCATACGTTTCTGGAAAAATCAAGAAATTTAGCCATCAGTGCTTACCTTGAACTAAGCACATCTTGCCTTCTGGTGACTTTAGAAATCTATTCATCTCTTGACCTGCAATTTGGCTGTCTGGACTGTTAAGATCGTATCCATCTCTTAATGCTTTCTCAAACATAATGAATGGTATAGATGCTACCATACGACCAAAAGATTCTCCACTTTGTTTACCTAAATCATGAATAGCACCTTGATTCTTTCTTAACTCAGAATTGCGCTCAAGGATAATCTTTTCAGTAGGCTGTGTTGTAACATGAGTAACTGTATTGCTTTGAGCATCATAGTGCATGTCACTTTTAATTACACTATCCATTGCTTACACCTTTTGTACAAATTCTGATAATGCTTCTGCTTCTGCTAAAGATACTTCACCTTCAGCGTTTGGTGCAATAACACCACTTTCAAAACTAATTGGATCAGTCCAAATGTTTTTAACTTTGACTGTTTTTGGTTTTACTTCTTTTACTACTTCTTTTGTTGTAGCCATGTTTATTCCTCAGATAAAAGAAAGCCCACCTATTACAGTGGGCTATCAATATTAAGCAGTTACAGCAGATGCAATGGTAATATCACCAATGATCGCATGTGACTTCTCAGTGTTGCATATCAATGTCCAGTCAACAGACATTTGACGGTTTTCTGCAAGACCAGTTTTAGCTAATTCTTCAGTTCTGTAGCCTTTTAAATAAGACATAGCCAAGTATGAAGGATCAAGGATAAATACGTCAGCAGATACGCCAGAAGAAGCATAAACACCAGTTGTAGAGCCAGCTGTGCCAGTGTAAGGAATTTGTAAACGGTTTGGAACTAATTTCAAAGTACCAAAGTCAGTTACAAATACGTTTACAGCACCCATTGCAGTTGCAGCAGAAGCAGATTTACCTTGATCTGACATCAATGTTGCTACACGAGCAGAAGAAGTAAATAAATACTCGCTGAATCTACGAATAACACCAGGTACTGACATCATGATAGTTGGATCGCCACCTTGTGAGTAAACAGATTGAACTGCATCACGCACAAGAGTTTCAGTCAATGCTCTAGCAGTACCATAAGTACGTTTTAGAGTTACACCTGAAGATTGGAAGCCACCGACTGCGCCAGTTGCACCAGCTGAGAAGTTAGTAGTCAACCAAGATGGTAAACCACCAGATGTGCCAGCAGCAGAGCCAGTATCAGCAAAAGATGCTTGGTTAGTTAAAGCAATAGCTTCAACGTCACGACGCAACTCTTGTTGTCTACGCATCATTTGGTAGCTCAACTCTTTAGTACGACCAATCACATCAGAAGAATCTGCTCTGAAAGAGGTACGAACTACTTTAGTAGAGATTTGATGATGATTACCAACTCTCAAACCTGTAACAGTGTTGTTACCTGAAGCATCTGAGCCGTCAATAACAGCGTTAGTTAAGTTTGGTGCAGAAAGTGCATCAGTTGTCCACTCTTTGTATGGATTGCCTGAAGTTTCAGTGCCAATCGCATCAGTAAATGGTAATGGGATTTTAGAAATATCCCAGATTTGGTTCATTACATCTTCACGGATTAAACCGCCACGGACAACACCTTTAAGTGTTGCTGCATCTAAGTTAGCTGTACTCATTTCGATACCCTTTTAAAAAATTAATTATATAATCCACCGAGCAACTCTGCTACGGCATCAGTTTCAGCGTTACGTTTTTGATAACCATTAGAAGATTTTGCAATCTTTGTTAGTTTATCAAGTTTAGTAACTGATTTGGTTGTCTTGCCTGTACTCTTTTGATACTTTGGTAAGTTCACATCAAGTTTGGTCTTAACATTCTTTATGCTTGAACGATACCTCATGGCATCTTTGATAACCTCAAGCATCCTAGCATCTTGTATTCCACCAAACTCTTCTTGTGTAAAACCATAAGCACCTGCTACAAAATCAGTCATCTCTACTAAAGCCTTTTTGAATACTTCAGGTTTTGCCCATGAAGGATTTTTCTCTAAGACCTTATCAGCCTGACTTTTAATATACTCTTGTTGAATAGCCTGTTGTTCTGCGGTCATTTGTTGACCAATGCCCTGCATTTCATTATTTACTGCACTTGAAATTTGTTCTATTTCACTATTGCGTAAATTGAAATCTTGAACCATTGCAGCGTATTCGCCAGGATTATCAACTCTAAGTCTATTCCAATCAACATCCTTATAACTCCCCATTAAAGTGTCTTTAAGATGCTGTGTCAGTTTATTAACTGTTTCAATCTTTCCAATATACTCGCCAGCAACAGCGTTCTTAATGCTATCAAAATCTCGCCTTTCATCAGCAAGTTGTTTTGATTTATTAGTATTGCTCTTATTGCTTTGGTATCCAGCAATCAAGTCTTTAACTCCAACTGTACTTACCTTTCCATCAACCTTTACATTGATTCCAGCTAAGTTACCTTCTTCATCAATGACTACATTTTTTTCGTCAATGCCAAGTGTATTAGCCCAAGTGACATCTTCGTCAGAATCAGTTTCTTCAACGTCATCTGTTTCCTCATTATCTGCATCTTCCATCTCTTGGGTAGAATCGTCTGGCTGGGTATCATCCTCCTCTGATTCTTCAATTTCTGGTTTCTTAACAGATTCTTTTTCTGGTTCACCTGATAACAGGTTAGCAATTTGATCCACCATATTTACGCTTCCAGCTTCACTCGAAAGTTCAGCCGTTGAAGTAGTAGCTTGGTCTGACATTTTTAATTTCCTTTTTGTAGTTGAGCTAGTCGCCCAGTTTCTATATCTGAAGTTATATCATTCTCAATAATTTGTAATGCCTTTTGTTGAGCCTTTATCAATTTTAAACTTTCTATATCATCTGTAAACAAAAACTGCCTATATAAATCTGCATTTTTCTTAATAATATAATCAGCCAAGTAATTTGAGTAAGCTCTGTTTGCTCTATTACCTAACTCTATCTCATCTTCAACCGTCATACATATTGTTCCTGTTCTGCTCATAATTAACATCTTGAAATGTATTTGATGATGATTCCAACTCTGTCAATTTAAGTGCTGTTTGAGCATACAACTGGTCATACTTAAACTTTATATCTTCTAAATCTTTTTCAGCTATTTGAACAGCCTTAGCTTTGTCTAATTCAGCCTTTAACTGCTCCAACTGAATCTGAAATGATTGTTTTTCCATTTCACGTTGATGTTTACCTAACTCAACCTGACCTTTGATAGCTACATTCTGCATCTGCGCTTCTGCTGTAGTAGTTGCTGATTTAGCCAGCTCTGCTTGCATACGCATCTGTTCAAGTTGTGCTTGTTGCGATTCTTGCTGTTGTTGCTGTTGTGTTTGCTGTGATTGTTGTGCTGCTTGCTGACCTTCTGGACTTGCTGGATCAACAAAATATTTATTAGCCGAGTCTAGTCCTGAGAACTTACAGAAGTCATCTATAGTGGCATATATCTTGTTAGGATTAGTAAGCGTTTGATTTGGCATACTCATAATCTTTTCTTGCAGTAACTGAACCTGTTGTATGGCTGCAAGCTTTGCTCTAGTATCACCAGTTCCAGTTCCAACTCTCACTGAACTTCTTGTTCTTTCTTCCCACTCAGATGGATTAACCTTGACCCATTGACCACGAAACTTAAAATCTTCTATAGTATCAACGTGCATGGTAACAAGATCACGAATCTTATTACAAAGAGGTTTGATACCAGTTTCACAGATAACACGAATAATTAGACCAACTAATTCTTCTTTGGCGTTCATCATTCGCTCAACACCTTGTGAGCCAACTGCATTGCCAATATTTTCTGGGCTTGCTGTACCATCTGCTGATACGCCAGTTCTTCCTGCTTTTACTTCATCAAGATACTGCATCATACTAAATGCTGCATCACCAATAGCAGGTGTTTGCAACGGCATTATTGCATCAGTTCTTTTTACTCGGATTAATCCACCAGGTCTTGACACTAATAGGTCATCAAGATTTACTTGACCTTCAAGAACAACATTGCGCTGATTGTTTTGCAAGTACATGTTATCCATAATATTACGGATAATTGCGGTCTTATTGTCTTGGATAGACTTCAGGCGGTCATAGATTGATAATCCTTGGAACTTGTGTGACATTAATATCGCTGTGGTGCTAATCCAAGGTAAACTATCTATTTCTTCCATGCTTAAAATAACAGTTGGAGTTTCAACACCAGCCACTGTAATCTTCATTAACTCAGCTATACCATCACCATTGACATCAAGTTTTAAATAACACTCAGTAACCTCTACTAATCTGTTAGCATCATCTGAACTTAATACAGACGGTACTTGTGTTGGTTCATTCTGGTAATTAAACCTGTAAGCAGACCTTAATAGATCAGAACTTACTAAGTTTTCAATATCTTCATCTTTATAACCTTCTTCTCTTAGGTCAGAAAGTGTCTTGTTTACAATGTGACATGTAAATCTAGCATTAGCTAAACTGATATTGTTATGTTGCGTGTTGACTCTAAATTCTTCAGGAGCAACAGGATCAATACAAATCTTTCCACATTTCTCAGTGACCTTAATTTTTGCACTGTATGTTGTAGGTTCTTGTTCTAATGGATTTTCTGATTGACTTTCATCTTCAGTTAATTCTAATATCTCAGTATCTTCATCCATCAAGGCAACAGCTAACTGATCTTCTGTTAATCCTGAGTAATTATAGGTGGTTATCTTTTCATCATCTTCATAATAAACTTTTAACATTCCATTGCGTTGCATAAGTGCATCTTTCACAAATTGATGGATTAAAGTAAACCCATCATTTTGCTTCATCAATACGTCATATACATATTCTGATTCAATCTGCGCTTGTAATTCATCAGCCTCATTAACAGCATCAAAAACCACCACCTCATTATTCTGAGTAAATGATTTCATGATCTGAGGCATTATCCATTCAATAGCATCAGCAACGTCTGTTGATACTAAACTGGAACGTCCTTCCTGTTCATTGCCTAACGGAAGCCCAAGATAATATCTAAGCGGTTCTTGCAGTGAAGGAGATGAAGTTGTCGTAATATCAGCATTAGCCATTTCATTCTGGATAATTGCCAATATCTCTGAATCATTCATTTTAGCCATTATTAGCAGCCTTTTTTCTTACCAGGCATCATTGGAGATGGAGCTTTTTTTGATTTAGACTTAGCCATTTTTAATCCTCTTTTATTAAATTACACCACGTTGTATATATGAATAATCTAATGCTCCAGAACTCCAAGAGTCATTAGTCATATTCTGTTCTGCCATCGCAAGATACCTAAAACAATCAGCTCCGTGAGATGAATCATCATGAAGCGGTGCGCCAAATGTACCAGTGCTTTGATTTTGTGTTCTTCTATAGCGTTTGATTTGATTCAGTAACTCTGACGCTTTCTTATCAATCCAAACTCTACCAAACATCATCCTTGCCATCTTGATTCCTTCCTCGATGTCCTCACGTCCTAAAACATTAACACTTCTTCCTAATGCCATTAATATTTCTTCTGTAGACCTTCCTGATTTAAAGTCACGACTGCGACCATCATGAGGAATATAGTCCGTGCCATAATTGTAACCTTTTGTATTCAATTCAGCAATGTAACTATCTAAAGTACGATGTGAATCTTCAATATAATCAATAATCCTTACTTCACCAGAACCTGATCTCTGCACCATCATTATAGACATTGAATCGTTCCAACCTAAATCCCATACTGTATGAACTTTTAGTAGTGGATCGTATGGAGCATTGCCTAGTCTTTTTTCAATATGAAGTTTAGTTATCTCATTAACGTAAATAGCACCTTCAACGGCAGGACGACATTCTCCATCCCAGACTGTCTTATATCCTTCAGGATCACGTTTTAACCAGTTTATTCTTTCCTTTTCAAGTTCCTCTGGAAACCAAGGATTATCAGAATAGTTGCATTTTATAACAACAGCTTCTTCATTATCTGTCAATACAAATCTAACATACGTTTCATCAGTGTCTAGTTCTGGATTGAATGTTATCCATATTTCACTATTTGGTTTTCTAATAGTTGGTATTAAAACATCCCATGATTTCTTAGTACAAACCTGAGCTTCTTCAACCCAACATATATCAACACCTTCAAAAGACTTTAGGTTTGTAATTCCTTGTTGACGAATACCTGCAAAACTAAACTCAGAACCATTAATCCCGATTATCTTTGTTTCAAGCACTGTAAACATATGCTGTAAACCAAGTATATCAATCTGATCCTTAAGCAACTTATGTACTGATTCTTGTATGGACTTCTGTGTTTCACGAGCGCAAAGAACTCTTATCGGTTCATTAACAGACTTAATGATTAATGCTCTTGCAACACTCCAACTTTTTCCTGAGCCACGTCCACCATAAATGACTTTATATCGTTTTGGCTTAAATATATCTTTAAGACTTGGAGGAAACTTTGCCTTAATCGTCGCCAAATGAAACCTCTATCCTGTGGACTATTGCTCCACCATCTGCGCCAGTTACAGTATTGTCACTTCTTGCTAACTTTGGAACATGATATTCAATAACACTTTGAAATAACTGAAACGCACGCTCTGGATTTGTTTCAGCAACTTGGTCAAGCCATCCTGTTAATCTGTGAGCATTTCCATCAACAAAATCTGCAATAGCTTGTCTTGCTTGTACAGTTGCAACATTTTGTACGCCCTTTTGACGACCACCTGTTTTTTCTCCACCTGCTTTTCCTAATGTTGCCATATCTAATTTTGTCTTTTTTAGACAACTCCTTATCTTAAAATTAGTTATTAAAAATACTGCGATTTCCAATTAATAAACGCCACCTTTGGTGACTCACCATAAGCAATTCTGTCTGCACTATAACACCTCCAGTAATTTCCAACCCACTTAATCTTTGGTTTCATAACTTTTTTCATTTGCCTTGAACATTATTAATTTCTTTCTGTTCTTGTTGCTAACCTTTAACGCCATTATTATTACCTTTGGTGTTCAATCTTTAAATCATACAATGGAAACTCTTTATTGCAATCAACACAAACTTTCTTGCGCCATGAAACATAAGTTGCCTGGTACTTATGTTTGCAAATCTTTGTCCGTTTAATATGAGGAAGCTTCATGCAGATCTTCCTCCACCTTCATATCCTGATAACGCTCCAACGTATCCATTGCCTCTTGAACATCTTGCTCTTCATCCTTTGCACCTCTTTTCCCTGCACACAACAACTTTTTTACCGCATGTTGCAGACAAGGGTCTGTTACATTAAACAATTCCAACACCCGATAAACGTCAATGCCGTCAATATGCCGTACATCTTTAAAATAATGATTGTGCTTCATTACAACCTCATCACAAGTACAAAAGCTTTTATCCTGCTCATAGTATTAAGAGCTTCTAAAAACGCCTTTAATTGCGCTTCAGTTGGCATTTTGTTCATCTTATCTGCCATATAATAAAAGTATTCAACATCATCCATCATTTCTCCTAATTATTAAATATAAACCATATAAAATTGCAATCATCTTTTAAACACCAGCTTAACAATGCCCACCAACAATATAAAAAAATATACCACCAATACAAACGGTAATAAATACCACGACATTGCGTAATCTTTCTTCATAACTCCAATCCTTCACGTTCTTGTTGAAATCTACCTTCATGTAAAACTACCTTGTCATCAATCTTAATTGCTTTTGCTTGTACTGTTCCAAAAACTTCTTCAACCTCTTTTATAAGCTCTAAAACTTCTTCCATCCAACTCCTTGTCCGAGATTTCTGTCCACCTGTCCGTGTCCTAAAGGACACTCGGACAGGACGGACACTTTTATTAATCCTGTACAACATGTCCAATAATGTCCAATTTGGACACTTGGACAGATTATAATATCCAACTATAATCTCCATCAACAGCTATAAGTTCTTGTTTTAACAACTCTTTTCTGCACTCTGAAAAGTTTTGCCTTCTTTCAGCAAGCTCTTTATGTTCATTAAAAAATGGCTTCCATTCGGACAGACTTACAATTACGTGTCCAGAACCTAAAATGGACAGTTCTGGACGCTCTTTTCCAATAGTTTCTGATGCTAAAACTAAACTGTCCATAGCTTTTTGTAACTTTTTTGACAATACTTTTTCTTTAGTAGCTACACCTTGATACTCTAAATAAACACTGGTGATCTGCTTATCATCATCTTCATCATAAAATACCTCACCGTCTAACTCTACTTCTTTAATAATAAAACTCATATCAGTGCCAAAGCCAAAATCTTTTGACTTAGTACAAGAGAAAGTAATTGCATCTCCATTCTTAGTGACACAAAACTCTGCGTCCATAGCTGCTTTTATAGATGATGAACCTCTTGACCTTCCTTTATCGCCATGTCCACTATGGTGAACTGTTACAATCGCAGCATCTAAACGTCTGGCAAGTAATTCTATAGACTTAAAATACAATGCCATATCTTCAGAGCTATTTTCATCTCCAACCATGTTCCTGTGCAACGTATCAATAATAATAATATCAGGTTTAAAATCTAACTCTGCTACTATTTTTAATATTTCATCCGCTTCTTTACTATCTAATAGATTAATAGAACGCCTGCTCAATCTAATATTCTTTGGCGGTTCTCCATATTTTTGTGATAATGCTTTAAAACGCATTGAAGCACCACGCAAACCTTCACCCATAATAATTAAAGTTTTTAATTCTTCTTTTATCTTATGACCATGCCAGTTTCTACCTGTTGCAGCACAAAACGCCCAATCCATAGCAAAAAGACTTTTACCTGCACCTGACTCACCAAAAAGAAGATTCATTGAGCCACGCTCAAGTATTCCCTTTATTAACCAGTCAGGCTTACTAATACTTGCCATCATATCTTCGATGGTAACAAATAACTCCTCTGGTTTTACTTTACCAAAAATGATTTCCCTAACTGCATCAATGCCTAGTTCTGACATCATGTCGTTAAAGTCACCATTAATGGTGGGCAGTACAATATCAACACCACACTCTTTTGCTTTGCTCATGCCAACACCAGAACTGTCATTGTCTGCACAGATGACAATCTTCTTGCCAATGTACTGGCTTGCAATCATTTGTGTAACAGGCTTAAGATTTCCAGCGTTAAATGCTATACAGACAGCAAGTTTTGTAGCTTGGTGTAAACTATCAGCAGTTGCAAATCCTTCTGCTATCAATAAAGTTTCAGAATCAGAAGGATCGCCAATCCAACAATGCCCTCCTGCCATCTTACCGCCAGAATGAAACCTTTTAGCACCGTCACTAAATATTGATTGTACAGACTGAATTTCTCCATCTGCACCATATACAGGTATGATTAACTTTCCGCCAAACATACGAGCCATATTTGGACGTATTCCTTTGTTAGTAAGATAATCATGACTTACAACTGGAACAGCATTATCAAATAAAACCTGCGCTTCCTTTGCTGCTACATAATAAGACGCATCACGTTCAGCTATTGCTTTTCGTTTGGCTTCCTCAAACTGTTGACGCATGGCTTCTTGTTCGTGAATATCTGGAACATAATCACGCTTTTCAAACCATTGGTGTTGTTCGCCACTACGCCAACAACCAAACACAGCTCCTTTTGCATCATCAAACACATGCACCCAACCAGAGCGATCATTACGCCTGCCGTTGGTTGAAAATCTTGTAACTTTACCAATAGCTATATTAGATGGTGGTTCATAACCAACTGACCTTATTGCATCGCAAAGATCAGGTAGCACTACAAATTCTCCAGAAACTCACTAAGAATAACAACTTCTTTATGGGGAATGTTTATCATTTTATTGTTAGCAATCTTCCACAATAAATTGTAGCCAATGTCAGTTGCTCCGCTAACTGCTTTTAAGTTCATGAAAACTAACTTGTTTTGTATTTGTTCGATGGTTAGCATTTTTATTTCCTATTTATTTAATTAAGGTGTTGCAATTCTAAATTATATCGGTAAGATATGCAACGGAATAAAGAAAAAGTTTTTTAACCCTCAATGAAGGAGAAACAAAAATGTCTATATTAAATAGCATTGCTAAACCAGATGATCGTCCGATTATTTGCACATTAACAGGTGATGCAGGATTAGGCAAAACAAGCCTTGCAGCAACCTTTCCCAAGCCCATATTTATCAGAGCAGAGGACGGCTTACAAGCCATACCTGTTGCTTCAAGACCTGATGCTTTCCCCATTCTTAATACTGTTGACCAATTATGGGAGCAACTAACCGCTCTTATAAAAGATCAGCACGATTATAAAACTTTGGTGATAGACAGCGTTACCCAGTTAGACAATTTATTTATGAATCACATTGTCGATACTGACCCTAAAAAACCACGCACCATAGCACAAGCATTAGGTGGATACGGAGCTGGTTTTCAAGCATTAAGTTCTTATCATGGCCGTGTTCGCAAGGCTTCTGGTATTTTAAATGAAACCAAAGGAATGAACATTGTTTTTATAGCACATAGTGAAACAGAAACAATCGAGTTACCTGACCAAGACCCATATACTAGGTATAACATCAGGATGCAGAAGAAATCTGTATCACACTATACAGATAATGTTGACCTGGTAGGTTACTTAAAATTAGAAACCCATACCTTTGGTGATGGGGATCGTAAAAAAGCCATAAGCGATGGCACAAGAATACTGGTAACATACGCCTCCGCTGCAAATGTTAGTAAGAATCGCTATGGAATTAGTGATGACTTATTAGTTGTAAACGGCACAAACCCACTTTTAAACTTAATACCAAGCATCGGAGCATAACAGCATGGCAAATTTCTGGACTACAAGCGACAACAAAGTAATTACTACAACTGGTGAATTTACTTCTGGTGGCGGTACTATTGAAAACATTCCTGACAACACAACTTGCCTAGCATTAATTGATGAAGCTGGATGGGCAGAATATCAAGGTGATGAATATATAAGTTTACGTTGGGTAATAGCAGAACCTGCTATTTACAAAGGACGTAAAATCTTTCAAAAATTGCGCGTCAATGATATTAATACCAAAAAAGCAGATAAAGCTAAGGAAATGTTAATGGCTATTGATGCAAACTGTGGCGGTAAGTTGGCGCAGTCTGATGAAACGCCAAATGATACGGCAATGGCTAAAGCTATATTAGAAAAATTAATGTTAATTAAAATTATGATTTGGGATTTAGAAGGCAGAACTGGAAATTGGATTGCTAAAGTTGCTCCTCGTAAGGGAGCTGTTACTACAACAGAAACACCAGTTGTAGTTGATGATGGCTTGCACAATGAAATACCCTGGTAAATAACCATCCATGCACAAGGACGTGCATAACTTAACTATAAATATAAGGTAAATAAAATGACTACGTTAAACAGATTAACCCAGAAACAAGTCTGGGAAATTTCAAAAAACATTGAAGCAAATATTGAGCTATACAAAGATGTTGAGTATAAAATTATAGCAAATGCAATGGTTGCATTATGTGGTTATGAAGTTACTGTGGCAAATATTCAGGGAATAAAAGAAGCAACTGGTTTACAAATTGGAAGACCAAGAGAAAAGCAAGTTTCATCAATTCAAAAAGACATTCAATATATTGCCAATCTTTTGCTTAATACTGAAAAATGGAAGAATGATGAGGTTTTACTCTCTATTTTTAACAAGAATACGGAGCAATAACAATGGAACAAC